TTCATTGGTTTGCATACATCTACTGCATATAGATATGTGTTTGTTGATATTGTAAATTCGTCAGAACTGTCTTTATTGTCTATCCAAGCATATACTTTAACTTGATTTGCCGCACTGACAATTTGATTTGGGTATGCACTTAGATAATCACTCAATGACCAATCTTTAAAATTAAACTTTTGTAAATCTGTTGAGTTACAGTCATTTGATGTTCCGTCTAATGAACCTATTTGCTGAGACCCTGCCGATGTGCCTGTAACGATTGCACCTGAACCTGCGTTCATTTGTGTAATGTTAAATTTTTCTGTGTGTTTATATCCGCCATTCTTTAAGAATGATACTGGATAACTTGTTTCATGTAATACAAACTCACGACCACATAGTGTAGTTGTTAAAACAACGTTTACTGTAACTGAACCAGTAGCACGTGTATTTGTAGTTGAACTTTGTCCGTCTGGTGCAACTGTTACACTTGGTGTTAAGCAATTTAGATTACCACTATTTGATATTGGTCTAACAGTGCCACAAAGTGTGATTGTGCCATCTACTACTTTTGATACTGTTTCTAATTCTTGGTAGATACCTTCTGGGAAGTATGTTGTAATGTTTATTGAATCTGTTGATTCATCTACTTCTGCAAAATCGATTGCTGTATCAAAGTAAGGTGTTGATTCGTCTGTTCTACGTAATGGTGCTCCTTTACCACTAACAATACTTGTTCCTGTGCTTGGGGGTGCTGTAATAGTTGTTGTTGACTTTAGTGTGCCTGTTGTTTCTACATGTGCTGGTGGGGGATTGTGTTGTGTGTATTTTAGTAGACCATCTGCTGGCCCAACACCACCTGTTCCACCTGTTCCGCCATCGCCTGCTGTGCCACCTGTTCCACCATCACCACCTGCACCACCATCATATGTAGCACCTGTTTCATTTAGTAGAGCGTTGAATGATTTAGCTTCCCATTGACCTGCATCGTTGTTCCAGTAAAGAACATAGTTCTCGCCTTTACCTGCACTAACGTCACCTAAGTCATTTAATAAATTCGTGTTTGTAGGATCATCTACTGCTTCAATCTTTACACCATCTGCTTCTTCTACAAGTAGTGGATTAAAGTCTGTTATTGTTGCTGTTTGTTTGTCTGTTGTTCCATCGCCAAATGACATTTCAAACTTAATGTCTTTAAAGTTTGCAACGTTTGTTGTGGGATCAATAACAAAAGAATCATTGATTAAAACTTCTTTTAAGTTTCCTTTTGATTCACCATTACCAAAGAATGTAATTTGATTATCGTTTAATCTTTTTGCAACACCAATAATCGGTCCCTCTGATATTGGCATCTTTACTTCTTGTGTAATCTTTTCTGCATCTATATCACTTGGCTTTTGACCTAAATCAAACTGTGTATTTGACATGCCCACATGACCATAAACAACTGGGATAACACCCTTGTCAACTTGTTGACCCATGTCAACGCCTTCATGTGTTTTTGTTTTCTCGCCTATTTTCTGTTTGATAATAGTAGCGATTATTGCCGGAGCACCTTTTTGTTTTATGAAGTTGCCTATTTGAGATTGTTGTATCTGTTGTGTTAGTTTAGTTTTTACAAATTGGTCTAAGTTAAAATTAAACATCTTCATATTATATCTCCAACTTTCTTGCACTTGGTTTATTACCGTTCTCTGTGCCTAAGCTAGGAGTAAGAGTAAATGTTATTTGTTCTGGTGATAATTCATCAACTGACTTTACAAAAAATGTTTGTGGATTAATTAATGTTGGAGTGTTAAAAAATAATCTCATTCGTTTTACTTTTAACCCACGATAATCCATCATAGTAAAATTGTTTGTTGCACTTGACCAATCACTTATTTGCCATAAGTCATGAGCCGCAACCTTTAGTGTTGGTTCTGCTACTGAACCTGTTAAATCTGAACGTAGATTACTTAATGAGAAATCAATCCAGCTATAAGTTCTAACTGTAGTATCAGAAGCCCCATCCCATCCAGCTATATCTAATTGCTGATAACCTGAATCTACTTCTTGTGTGTTTGCAACAAATACTCTGGCAGTTCCACCTATTGAACGAAAGTCAAACTCCATGAGTTGTCCAATAGATTCTGTAACCAGACTCTGTGATTGTATTTCAGGAGTCGAACTCATAAGTCAAATACCTCTATCATACTTGCTGTAACTGTTCTACGTTCATTGTCTGCCATTTGAACATCAAAACTTTCTAAGTAGAATTTGCCTGCTGTTCTTAATAATTCGTTTGCTGAGATATCTATTACACCAGCGTCAAAATGTCTGTTTTCGTAAAATGTGATTAGTGTAGCGGCATCTGTTGCACTTAGATTGTCGTGGTTAACTGTTATTGTTCGTCTTTGATAATTAACACCTAATGGTGTTCTTTGTATGTAACCATCACCAAACTCTACTAATCTATGTCGAGGTGTTGATGCATAACTTGTTGATATTGATAATTGGTCTTGTAATGGTAACGCTGACATTATACTAACCCTCCAAAGCCTGTGTTCTGTCTAAGGACAGTGTGTGCTGTTTGTAGAGCAATACCTTCAATGTATTGTCTCATTTGACTTGATTGAAATTGACCAGCTCCAGAGCCTGCATTTACACCTGAAATGTTGAAGTTAACGGCTGAGTTTGCTGTTGACATGCCACCTGTCATAGCACCTAAACCTGCACCTGCTCCACTAACTGGGTCTACAAGTTGATTTGGATTGATACCAGTTGGGAGTTTATTGAATTCTGTCTTTGATCCGTCGACTGCTTTACTGACTGGATCTACCATTTCTTTTGGTAGCTTGTCCATTACTTTACCGATGTCTCTAACTAAGTCTGGGATAAGAGAGTTACCTACTGCCCAATCATATAAGCCAGTTAGCTTGTCTTTACCACCATCAACCCAACCACCGATTGCGTCTCCGGCTTTTGTAAAGCCTGCACCTACTTTGTCTCCTACTGCACCACCAAATTCTTTTACTTTGCCAATACCGTTTGTAATAAAGTCAATCATTGATTTGATTTTGTCTATAACTTTTGTGATTGTAGATATAACTGTTTCGAATGCTGGTATGACTGTTTCTGTCATTAAATTACCAAGACCTTCGAATGCGGCTTGTGCCAATGGTGCTACTGTTTCTGCTATTGGGCCTAATGTTTCTGCAAGTTTAACTAATACGTCAAACGCCATCCCAAATGCTGGGACAAGAATGTCATTAAATATAGTTCCAAGTAAACTGAATATTGGTTCTGCTTTTTCCATACCAGTTGAAAGTGATGCGATACCATCTACGACAAATGTAACAGCTTGTCCTAGTTTCTCACCAAGTGCCATTGCTAAGTCTTCATTGTTAACAATAAAGTCTGTCATACGTGTTGCGGCTGAGTTAAGTGCATCTGAAAGACCACCTTCACCAACTGCAATTAAGGCATTGTTACCTGCGATACCTAAGTTAGATAATGATACTGATAAGTTTTTAGATGCCTTTTCCATACCCCCACCAAAGTTCTCATTGAGTCCTTCAAGTAGTGCATCTTTAATTGTCGCGGCACCTTCTGCTGTTTTACCAAATTCTGAGATTTCTAGTCTTGCTAATCCTAGCTTTTCTTCTAAGATTTTGAATGCTGGAATACCTCTATCAGCGAGACGGTTAAGTTCTTCTAAACCTAATCCGCCTGCTGTAGTTCTTGAGAACAAATCTGTAACGGCATTCAATGACCCGACACGGTCAGTGGTAACAGACGCCATATCACCAAATGTTGTTAGAAGTTCTTCGGTTGGTTCAATACCCGATGACTTCAATTTGATGAATGTCTCTGTTAGTGTTTCGATATCAAAAGGTGTTCGTGTTGCAAAGTCATTGATAAACTTAAATGCATCATCGCCAGCTTTTGCTGAACCTGTAACTGTATCAAGGGTCGTCTTCAAATCCTCTGCACGTGAACTTGCTTCAACGACTGACTTAGTAAATGCTGTAATACCACCTATTGTGATAGCACCTGCTAGTAATCCTTTCATTTTACTGAAAGACCCTGATGTTTTGTTTATTGACTTGTCAACCTTGTCAAACTGTTTGTCTAGTTTCCCCACCTTTTTATTCAGTGGAGTCATTGACCTTGATATACTGTCTAATTTACTGGTTGCTTTGTCGAGGGCTTTGATTTCAATTTCAATACTTGTGTTTGCCATGTTTTCGCTTACTCCTTAAGTCTTTTAATTTAAAATACTCGGCCCATCCTATGAATTCCGATGCTGACATTTCCATAATCTCGTCAACAGTCTTATGCAGTAGTTCTGCTAACTGATACAGGAAATATGTATCAGCATCGGCACTTAGTTTTTTGCTACTTCTTCCGCTGTAGGTTCTACATTAAGAATATGCGTAGCCATACGTGTCACAACTTCTGGATCAACCGAGTTCATTATGTCGAACTTGTCTGCACCGACGAACATCGGTTTACCATCTTCTGTTAACGCACGTTGAATTAGGACTGTTGCTAATGCTTCCGCTACTTTATTTTCACGATGCAAAGCAACAACCGATTCGGTTTGCTTTAGTGTTGCACTAGACTTAAAATAAATCTTACATTCCCATTCTGGGCATTCTACCCATTCGAGTTTGTCTGATAGTCTAGTTTTAAAATGCGTTTTCGCATTGTTTATTACGCTCATTAGTTTACCTCATATGAAATTATATTATGATATAGTTTCAGTTAAGGCACCTGTTCCTGTTACGTCAAAACTCACGGTAACCAAATCTGCTACACCAACTTCTACTGATTTTGAAGTTACGATACATGAACCACTATATTGAACTTGAGTAGATGAACCGTCATCAACTAACACTGTTAGTGTAATTGCTGAACCTGTTGTCACCGCTGTATCAGTATCGTCAAATACTGCTTCAACTGTGCCACTCCAAGACTTTAGTGAACCTACAAACGTTTTGTAACCTGCGTTACCCATCGCTGTAGTTTCTAGTGTATCTGCTTCTTCATTAATCGAAAAAGAAGTGATGTTTGCAAGATTGTTCAAACCCGCTGATATTGAACCGTCTTTACCTTTTAGAACTGCCATTGTTTGCTCCTATTACTGTTATTTGTCTAAATCACCTTTTGGGTGAATATATTCTACTTGCACGATTATTTGAACCGCACCTAATGGAAAAGTTGCGCCTTCGTCTGTGTTAACTTCTGTTACTACAGTGTCAGTTGCATAACCATTTCTTTTTGTATCTTCATACAATTTCGTTTCAATGTCATCTAACAGTTTGTTTCTGGCAGTATCTAAATACTTTCCTTTAACAAACCCTGTTAGAATAAACTCGATTATTCCTTGTCTTTCATAGCCCATAGTAATGTCAGTTTTTCTTTCTGACCCACTTAACACTAAGATTGCTGGAACTTGAGCATCACTTAATTCATTTGGTTCGAAAACATCACGTGTAACAAATCTAACAGATTTAAGTTCCCTTAACTCTGAAACGATGTTCTTTGCAATATTTTCTCTGTAACTAGTTTTGCTCATATCAAGTCCTTTTCTAACTGTCTAACGAAAGATTTAACGACTTGCGACTGTTCAGATGAAGTAACACCTATAAAAGGTCTTGTCTTTTGATTCTGTTCAGCTTTCACTCGTTCTTCCTTTCTTTTAAACCCAACAATAATAATATTGTTAGATTTACGTTCAACATCTAGGTTTGATAGCATCCTGCCTGAAAAGTTAAGGTCTGGTTTAGTGCCTCTACCTTGACTTAATCTATACTCCCGATAACCGGGACTATACTTCTTGAATGCTCCTCTCAACCCCACTCCACGTTCGGTTCTCATTAAGATTATCTCACGTGTCTTCTCTCCACTTCTATTTAGAGCTTTTGGGATTGACCTTTTCAGGTTAGCCCCATAACGCTCCATAAATCGTTTAAACTTCTTACTATTAATAGTAATCGTTGCCATTAACGAATTATCCGTCTAGTGTGAAACGGTTGCTTCTCTGTAGCTTCAACTGTGCCATCGTTGTCAAAATCGTATAAAACTCCATCTCTCAAAATAGAGTTAAATTCTTCATCATACTTTTTACGATAGTGCATCATCATTACTTGAAACCTGTCTTCACTGCCTTCATTATTCCATTTCGTTAACTGCGGTAGTGCGTATTCTGAAAGAACACGATATACAGCACAACGTTCGAATTGTGATTCAGTTAAACGAGCATCATCCATTTCTAAGCTAGGTAGTGAACGAGATATATCATAGTTAGTAACATTACGTGAACGAACCCACCACTCATCACGCAATTTACGTAATATATCATCACGTGCTTTTGCATGTTCGTCAGTGAATTCATCGATACCGAATGTTAAGATATCTGGCTGATATTTAATCAAATCAGCGTCAGTTGACATTGCCATTGTGCGTTCTCCTAGTAGCGTTTAAGAGAGGGGATTGCTCCCCTCTCAATCAGTTAATCAATCTCTATTATTGGATTGAAGAGTCAGCTAGAACTTCAACGCCATAAGAGTCGAAGATTTCACCGTGACCGTATACTGCTGTTGCTACTAATTCACTTGCACGTAATGAAGCATCTCTTTGTGTTTCGATTGAGATATCTTGCATTAAAGCTAGTCCTAGTGCATCTCTGTGGAAGATTGCGCCTTTGTAGTCACCTGCTGAGCCTGTGTTAGACATGTTAGATGATTCAAAGATTGGAACACCAGCTAGAGTTCCTACATAACCAGAACGTAGTGCTTCTGTTTGTAAGTCACCACCAGCGTATGCTGCCGCGCCGATTGCCGCTTTAAGGTCATATGCTACCATTGGGTGTAGAACACATGCTAGGTCAGTTGATGGGACACCTGCCGCACGTAGATTTGCTACTGCTTCAAAGATTTTGTTTACAGAGATAGCCGCATCTGCCGCCCCTACTGAAACTGAGAAGTTGTCAAAGTTTGACATTAAGTCTTGGTCCATTTTCTTAGCAATACCTTCACCGAATACTTTACCGATATCTGCAATCACATTTGATGCTGATGAACGGATAGCCATGTC